CTTAATACTCTTTATGAAACCGTAAAATATAAGATCTAAATCCTCAGGTATTGTAGTGTTTGGAACAACTTCTCCTTCTCCATACTCCCTGAAGTACAACTGTACAGTGTCATATTTTTTCAATCTGGTTAGATCAATATCTTGCTCTGAAACATTCTTCTGTCCAGGAAGTAAATACGGAAGACTAAACGTAAGGATGCCATGCAGCTCATCAATATCAAACGCACCACTAAAGTTGTAGCCTTCAGTTGTTTCGATTGAGTTATCTCCACTTCCAATACGAAGAATTTGTCTAATCGCCATTAGCAGATACACCCCGCTTTATTCGCATGAATCTCTTCACGTATCTTTTTACCTTCGGGTTTATACCAAGTAGACATTAGCTTACCGCATTTTTGACACGTATTCACCAAGATCTTGCTCTGCAGTTGAATTCGTTTGCTCATACTAATATATTCCGATCACGAGCACGTTGCTTGAGCAATTCTGACGGTTGAAAATTCACAAGTGATAAGCTACTCTGCTTAACGTTTGCTTGACGGTACTCCGTCAACGTCATCTCAAATGTGATATATCTCTGCGTGCCTTGTGGAAGTCCTCCTGAAAATGAACTGATGATATATCTTCCTGTATCTTCACTGTCAATTGGTGAATCTAAATTGATAGGCGTTCCTGCATTACGAAGCCTTTCTATGATAACCTTCTTCTGGTTTACATCGATCGCATCTGTTCCAAGCAACTTACCTGCTAGAACAACAGCAGTGTTCTTTCTCCCAGTAGTGATAACTGTTCCGCCGTCTGATCCAGGCGCTTCATACACAATAGTAGCTTGCTCACCACCGAAGCTCATACTCTCTACTACGGAAAGCTCAATGATTGTGTTGTCATTTGTTCGTATTCTAAATTTCGTCATATTCTACCTACAATGCTGCATTCTGACTAGACAGCATACCTCCAAGTGTATTTGCAAACTGCTTCCCGCCAGCTCCACTGATCTCTCTACTTGTTTGCACTGTAATGTTCGGATTATTGTTGATCACTCTGCTTGATGTATTATTGACAGAAGTAACAGGTCTTCCAGCTGGTGATATCCCTGCTGCACCTGGAGATACATCTTTTACCTTTATCTCTTTCTCCTCGTCTCCTCCTAAGAAATTACTGATCTTTTCAAAGCCTTCAATTAGGAATTTGAACGGTTTGAGTAATGCTTCCAACACTGATTTCAACATCTCAAAGTTATCCTTCACTCTCTGAACGAAGTTCTGTACGAACTTAAGCTTCATGAATTTTCCGACCCATCCAGCGAGTACCTTTCCAATTGCCATACCAACTCTAAACATCAACTTCATTGGAGTAAGTGCAACTTTCAAGACGAACCCGACGATCTTACCAACAACACGAAGTGTATCAGCAAGAATACCGAAGACATCAACAAGACCCATTGCTTGTGATTGTCCTTCAGCTAGAGGTGCAAATATTTCATTAATCACATCCAAGATCGGATCAATGATAGCGAATACTCCATCAAACAATCCACCAAGTAGTTTTCCAACACCTTTTAAGATTGTGAAGAGGGGAGTGAAGATGAGTTTGAATAGAGGCCCAAGCTTCTGAAGAGACTTCTGGAAATTGATCATCGTCTTTCCAAACACATCTCTGAAAACACCCATCAATCCAAACACTTGTTTCTGAATGCCGCCAATGTTCAAATCCCAAATCTTTTTGAGCGTGAACACTGCAGCTACAATACCAAGAATAGGGAGGGCGATGCTGGCCAGAACTGGAATCAGTGCACCAGCGCTTGTTGCTATACCACTGAAGATAGTGGGGATATTCTTTAGCATCGCCGTCGCCCCTCCGGAGAATGCTTTGTGGAAGTTCTTACCGAACGTCGCTATGTTAGTGGAGAAATTCTGGAAGAACCCAGAGAAAACAGAATCTAGTGATTTACCATCTTTCGTCAATGTAGCAAACGCTTTATTGAAGCGGCCCATTGACATGTTCATATCATTCAACCTATCTAACGGTCGTCTAAACATTGGTGATAGTAATCCACCAATAAGAGGGATCCTACTGATGACGTCTGCTAATTGATCTCCGCCATGACCGACAAGTTCATTGAATGCTTCTTGCTGATCGTTTACATCTTGCAATCTCCATTCAAGCATTTGCATCTTATTCGCAACACTACCTTCTAGTGCTGCAACCTGTTCTAAAGATGCTCCTGACATTCGAAGTTGCCTAACACTATCTTGAAGTGCATCTCGCATTCCTTCAGCTTCTTTCTTCGCTGCAAAGAAATTACTCTGAAGGCTACTTGTCTTCTTCCATAGAGCGTTAGCTTGACTAATGCTCTTACTGAAGTCCATGTTGACTTCGAAGTTTACCACGATCTTTTACCTCTTTCAGCCGTCTTCTTTGTGATCATCTGCGTATTTGATGTATGAGTATGCTTTTAGCAAATCTCTTCTAGTCATTCTCCTGATTTCGTCAGGGGTTTTTCTGTAGCGGAGACTGACGATGAGCTTGAGACGTTCCCACTCGTCTGTTTCGTAGAGCTCATCTGCTCCCACAAAAAAGACATGTCCTCGTCAGCAAACACATTTATTCCATCGACTAATCTCTTCAAAGTACTGATCTTGTATTTCTTCAGATCTTGCTCACCAATCTTTGGTGTCACAAGTGCTTTTGCTACAAGCATCAACCCCTTTGTGAAATCAGATATGTGTTCGATCCGTGATGCTACACGGTCAACCTGCTCATATTGTTCTCCGTTAGGTTCAGCCAACGTAAAGCTTCCCTCACGCGTCTCAACCGTAACTGTACCGTCTGTGTTTAATGTAAGCCATTCAGGCTTAGTCTTTTTGTCTGTCATCTTGTGTTTCCTCTGGCTTCTCGCCTTTATCAAGTTCTTTGACTTTTATCTCGTTCAAATTATGAACTACCATAATCCCATTTCGCGAAGAGTACGTCATTTCCACATGTGGTCCATCTGGAATGACCTCAAGATCTTTGCACCAGTCACCTAGTCGGAACTCGTCCTCAGTGAACTGAAAGATCTTCTTCGTCTTCGTCTTCTCTACCGTTGTTATTTCTCTCATGATTTCACCATCTCGGTTTTGTTGTTTGTGTTCTTTCAAAAAGAAAGAAAAAAATTTAGAGCAGTTGCCAGTTGAGTGCTTTGAACGGTAGCGCGTTCTTTGCATAACCATCTAGTTCTAGACTGTTTATGTCAAAGCCATCAAACTTCGCACCTAGTACTGTGATCGTACGAGCCGGTTCCTTACCTGATACAACTGATGCTGTAATGGTAATTGCTGGCCATACGCCCAAGTCTGGTGGAAAGAGCTCATTCAACGTTTCATTGTCGATGTATGCTCTGTTCAACGTACCGCTTACGTTCTTTTTGCCGTCAACTACTTCTACTCCGTAATACGTTCCTGCTTCGAAAGCAACTTCATTGTCAGCTGATACGGACACGTCCATACCTTCTGCGCCGCCAATGATGTTCCCGTCTACACTGAAGATCACGTCTTTTGCTGAAATTCTTTGATTAACCATTTTCGCTTACCTCACTCACTCACCTGACTGATGTTCAGTGTCACGTTGATGAAGTTAATCGCGAACGTTGGCCTGATTGACATAGTCACCAGTACAGTGTCCGGACTAGAACCTTCAGCTACATCTGTAGCATTGTAAGCCACAATGATCTCGTCAAGTTTATCCTGTTCAAGAAGACCGTCTACTTCTCGCGCCATAATATTACGGATGCGTTGTAGGTTCGGATCTCCAACGAATGGATTGAGTTTGTCAAAGACTTGTGCCTTTACATAGTCTACAATTCTCACGATGTTTACTTCATAGAAGATACTTGACGTATCTGCATCTCGAGTTACTCCTCTTGACGCTTGAATTGATGTTCCAATCTTTGTGATCGGTACAATTCTATTCTGAAGTAGTTGCTCTTGCTCTCCGTTGTTGTAGTACTCTTTACCTGTACTTTGCAATACAGATACTCCTTCAACATTCAACGTCTTATGCGTTGGGCTAATATGAGGCAGTCCGCTTGCTGTTCTTGCTGCATAACTACATGCCAGATATGAGCCGTTGAAGACTTGCTCTGTGCCATCAGCTCGATGTGTGTACTTCAAATTCGGCGCAACTAATGAAAGTCTTGCTCCACTTGCTGTTCGTGCTGAAGCTGTTGCGATTGTTTCATCAATGCCAATTCCTGACATGAATATCGCGAACTTATCTTCTGTTGAAGCTCGTGTGTTGAGCTTACCTACCATCGTAGCGTGGAAGCTATCTAGTGCTTCAAGTGCGTCTCCACCTGGAATAACTAGGATGTCAAAATCCTCATTACTCAAGACGTTATCAAACGCATCTGTGTAGTCTGCTGCTACGAGAGAATCTTCTCCGTCGTCTCCCCCAGACAAAAAAGTCTGTGTGATTGCATCTACAAGATTTGCTGATTCACTTCCTGCTTTCACTGCCACTGATACTAGTTGGCTTGTTCCGTTGATTGCTGCAGCGATTGCCGCGTTCGTGGTATACCCATTACCATTGTTGCTATAGACTTCCAATAGCTGGCCGTCTGTAACTTCAACGGTTCGGGTCGCTCCATCAGCGGTGATCGTTACACCAATGTTATCTCCGTACGTCCCTTCGTAAAGTCCACTGAACGTAAGTACTGCTGCTTCTCCTCCGCTGTTTCCATCAAACACTTCGTCTGATTTGGCAGCATCAGTATCTGCAACACGTACTGCAAGTACAACGCCGGCACCATCTCTATAGAGAAGGTCGAGTCCCTTTGGCAAGCTGATTGTAGCTCCGGATGAGTCTTTGTCATCCTTGAACACATTCAATCCTTGGGAGAAGCTAGCAAGCGTTTGCATGCTTTCTATTGGCCCCCATGTGCTTGTACCAATTATGGCCACGATACCCGGTCCGGCCTGTTCTTGCAACGTCAGAGCTTCACGGACGTCAACTCTTACATTTGGTCTTAATCCCATGTTTTCTTACTCCTACCGTTGTCGGTATACTTGTTTTTTGATTTCTTTATACTCAGATTCGGGCATCACGCCTTTCTGGTCCCACCATTGAAAAAGCAGTGGATCTGGTTTATCGCTATCTTGTTTAGCCCATTCTCCTGCTTTAAACATCTGTCCCGTCTTCTTCGGAGCGGGTTTTGGCTCTTCAGGTTCAGACTCAGATGAATCTTCGGGGACTGTGAGTGTAACTTCCTCTTCTTCTAGAGGTTCTTCTGTTTCTTTCTTTTTCTTTTTGCCCATTTTACCACCTACCATGAAAATCATGGAATGTTGCCGTCCACTTCTGATCCGTCTTCGAGCTGAATCAGAAGATCTTGATTATAGCTACCTATGATTTTCGGTATATCTTCAGTCCACACATTCTTCATGACAATGGTCATGCTTATCTCTCCAGCCCATAGAAAATCATTGTCTTCATATGTTCCTTCGATGTCTGTAATGGTGAAGTCTAAATCCTTGTCAATGAATGACCGTCTATTTCTCATCAATGTATTCTGGATCTTATCGAGTAGCCACATAACCTGAGCTGAATTTTCAACGAATCGTTTTGATCCATCATAGTCTACAACCTCAAGTGCTTTATACTTCGTCTTCTTCGTGAACACTGCAACAGTGACAGGAATCGTGACTATGTTAGTATTGACAGCTCTGACTAATTGTTGAGAAGCATCCTTCTCATATTCTAGAAATTGACCAGCAGTCCACTCTTGGGCGTTCGCAACGCCATGAATGATTGCGATACGAGGATAGTTCTCATCGTTTGCTTCTGGTGTTGTAGGGAAGATCCATTTCCTCTCTGATTCTTTTGGACGCTCTCGTCTCTCAGGGTTAGGATCTAGAACATTAGCGTGTATGACATCATGAACTACTTGCAGGGGGTCGAAGAAAATATTCCTTTCTCTATGTATGATTGCCATCTATTCACGCTCGTTATGAGTCATGGATTCACTCAGTTTTTAGAGTGAAAACATTTTGTTATGATTGTTAGTGGATTCTGACGTATTTAAAAATATTCAACGAAGTGCTTTGAGTTCTTTCTTGAACTGAATTGCTAATTGACGTTGAAATCGCTCATCATTACCAACGTTATTCAAAGTCTTCTTTACAAACTGCCTACCCTCAAAACCCGGGTGTTGTACCTGCTTAGCAAAGAAGTGTTTTGATCCTTTTTGCCAATGCAAAGCCTTAGCATTCTTTGCTCTGATAACGTGAGGATCAGTACCTTCTTCAAGCAATTTTACAATCGAGTATTTTTTATTACGAGTCAATGCTGTATTGACAAGCTTGAATTTACCTGGAGTGCCTGTCTCTTCGACCTTCCAAGAGCGACTCGTGATTCTAGTCTTCTTTGGTGTAGCAGCCTCGAGAGCTACAAGATATGAATTCTCAAGTGCATATTGCAATGATCGAGTCATTGCTCCTTCAAGGGGAGTAGTGGGCATCGTGATCAACTCTCTTTAGTGTAAATTCTTGCCAGACATATTGACCGCGATAGAATGGCTTATTGTGGTTTTGAATAATGAAAACCTCTCCTGGTTTGATACCAAAACATCGTTGGTTCTCATCTTTCAAAAACTTCACGAGATCATCATTCTCGAGATCAACATCCCACCTACAGAAAGCATGAAAGGTTGAATCATTCGTCACAATCCCCTGTCTATCTCTACGATATGCATTAGAATTCTCTGCTTCAATAAACATCTTGACAATACGTCTCAATGTCTCTGGTTCAGTTCGCGTCCCGAAGAAATCTCCGTTGTGTGTGACATCTCTATCTTTACGATTTGATATGATCTCCACATCAACCGCGTTCGCTAGAAAGATCGCTTCAAAATCTTCGCGCATCCGTCCAGGATCAAAAGTCGGAATCTTCTCACATGCATATGTATATGTCATTCGCTATGTCCTCATGGCAAATCTTGGTCTATCTTAAATCTTCCCAACGGGATTGTATTTATGGCAGAGCCAATTGTGACTTGCAATTCAGCATCATAGACGCCGGCGGTATCTAGATCTCCGGCAACAGTTGTATAAGAGCATTCCCCAAGAACAGGATCGTCAAGCGTACATGTTCCGCTGACTTTATTTGTTGTGGTGTTGATCTGTTTCATTTTCAATAGAACAGTTCCAGTAGTTAGATCTACAAGAGAGTCATCATTATTTCTCACAACGAACTCTGGTTTGATCCCGACATCATCAGCGTTCAAATCAGGAAACTGATTGTACGCCGCCCCTTCAAGTATGATTATTGATTTCATCGAGCTTCCTCCATTTCTCACTCATTCCATGCGACCTAAGACTTACTTGCTCTTCTAATTCCATGAGCCGTTTCAACTTTGTTTCAACACATGCGATTTTCGCATCAAGGTTATGCGTCTCAAGATCATACACATATGTGATATGCTTCTGATTCACAACATTCTGCACTTTTGTGATGAACAACCTATCCACATCTTGTAGTGCACCAAAGAACGATCTAATATCGTTTCTGTCCCACGCACTTCTTATGTTCTCCATGCTCTCTAGAAAGAGTGCATATTCATGTGATTTCTTCATGGTGTTCTCCGAAAGTTGAGCGTACTAACAAAGTCTCGAAGATCAACTCTTTGTGGTCTTCGGATTGTTGTGAATGCTGTATATGGGAGTTCAATACTTTGAATGATCTTCACTGCTCTCTTATGATTATCATCAAGAATCTTTTGCATCACATCATAATCGAATGAAACATTCACGCCTCCCATACTCCAACTAGGAATTCCTCTTTGCAAGATCTTGAATGGGACGTTTTCGAAAAGATAATTCACGGCGAATAGCTTATTCAATTGCTTAAGATGAATGTTCATCCATCGCTTCTCTCCAGCAACAGTTGTAGCTACACAGTCAAATTTCAACTTCTCCCACGTCTCATGCCAAATGATGTTCAATCGTTTGTTAGCAGTAGGACGTGCCGTTCCAAATTCAATGACTTGTCTATCTACATCAACTGATACAATATCAGATGTAACATCTGTTCTTGGCCCTGGAACTCCCATCACAGTGTCGAATGGTTCTTCCCAAGCGTAAAAATCATTCTTATCAATTGGTCTATTGTCCAGATTGGAATCAGCAAATGTAAGACGTGGATGTACATCGAGACGATGCTCAGTCATGGAGGTTCCTGTTGAATAAATTCTTGGGTTATACAACCTTCTACTAATCTCGCTTGCTCCATATGCAATTGCTTCATCAAGCAAATCATCTCCAACTCCAGTGATGCAAGTTAGAGCACGAAACTCATCCTTCGTGATATATCCGGCGGGGCAATCAGACCAAGTTGGACCGATTGCTTCACTTCTGTTATATTCAAACGCTGCTACACTATTGTAGCAAGCATATTCGTAGTAATCGGTGTCAGTCCCGGTCAGATCCAAATACACAGTGCATTTCTGTGGGTTAGCATAGTCAGTATCAACAGTTGCGAGAAGAGTGTACGTCTCTCCACCATCAGTGCTCTTATAGATTTTCAGTTGATCACAATCTAGCTTCGTCACCCCGCCTTGTGCATATTGTTGAAAAAGTAGACCGGATGTGATAGTCATTCCTGTCACTGGTGTAATTGTATCTATCTCGTGGATCTCAGACGTTTCAGAGCACCGCTGTTCACAAGATCCACCAATCAATACTAGATCAGCATCAGCAAATCCTTGAGTTGATGTCACGACCAAAGATGTAGCTCCTACCGCTGCATCTTCAGATAGCATAGTGAATTCATTTTTGCTGATGTCTGGGTTCTGAATTATTAGTTTTCGTACCATGTGTATCTTAAATCAATGTAGTCATTGGCTTATTTAAAAATAACCTCAATACTCTTGAACTACAGCTAGACCCTCCTTAACGAGCATTTCGTTGATGTTTTCTTCACCGAGATAGACCACGCAAAGATACCGCCCGTACTTACCTTGCTTGTCTTTAAAGGTCTCGACTGTTACATTTGCTCCTTCGATTTTATCAATTAGCCACTTCTTCGCTTTCATACCATCTGCATACTCAGCACTCTCATGCTTGACTCCGTATGTTTCTGGTGCATTGATTCCGAATAAACGAAAGCGATCGAATTTTGAGACTCCGAAGCCAAGATCTACGTTTAGATCTAGCGTATCACCGTCCACTACATGCGCTACAATGGCCTTATATTTCCAGCTATGTGTTACCATATGCATCCTCCTCTACGTCCATCTGCGGTCAAATAAACCGCCACTACGCTCCTGTTACAACTTAAGTGTAGCATCAATTCGACACGCTCCGTAACTGCGGAGTCAGCAACGCGCTACATTCACTTGTAGGGGGTATACCAAGTCGATGTGCAGAATTGTCACTAGACTCCGTCTCAGTGAAGTAGGCGATTGATTCTACCCTATAAATCATGGTCTTGAATAAACCTCTCTCAAATTCTGTTGCTTCAATAAGTCAGCTGGACTAACTTTCCACGTATTGACCTCGACGTCGAGTAATAATCCGGCATTAAGATATGCATCACTGACGAACTCACTACACCAATATCTTTTCTTGTTGTCAAACGGATTCTTCCCTAATCCGAGTATGTTAAGAGCAATTCCGACGATTCCTAAGTAATCATAACCTTTCTCAAACTGATACATAAGCCAGCCTTGCATTCGATCCCAGAATCCATCATTCATATCTTTATGTCTCAGAGCAAGTATCTCATCATGATCATAATTAGTGATGGGATTCATCTGCACTCCACCCCACGTACTCTCAATTAGAACAGCGATACCATCTGGATCAACGCCTGCATACAAAGCTGAATGGTTCCACTTACTTCTAGTAAATTTCTTGATCATCCAAGGCACTATACCTTTGCTGTTGATTAAGATGACGTCTCCTTTTTCTAATATGTCTTCCAATCCCATCCTCTCGCATCTTCACTCTTTTTTCTTCGGAGCATTCTTCAGCAAGTCTAGGTAGTTGCCTTCCATGCTGGTGTCGCCTTCCTCTTTCCTAATCACTTTTTCTTCAGCCATTCGTATCCTCTACTTGTAGTACTTGTAAATGTAATGGACGTCCACCTCTTCGGAGGCGTGAGTGTTCGTGTACTCCATGGAGCAATATACTCCGGCTGGTATCGTGCTTGAGCTGGTGCTGATAGCTTCCACCAACTTACCTTCCATAAGTTCTCCTGGGACATCAATAGCGAACTGAGCAAGCACTACCCCTGCTCCGTAGCCTAAGACGTTGTCAATGTCAATCACTTTCATGTTAATCACGTCGCCATTATGCGAGCCGGCACAACTCATCGTAGCACCTACAATCTCTATGTCTTGCGTGAATTTCATCTGGTCTTTCGTGACCGTGTCAGCAGCTGCTGTGAACTCGCTGCCATGAATGTGCATGACCAAACCTACTGTACGGTCAGTCACACGGACGTAAGGGACGTCATCCATCGTCTTCATCTCTATAGGTGCGTTACAATCATCCTTGTAGTTGTCTTCAAAATCTTTCTGATCGCTTGGGTCAGGAGTTGGAGATTCTTTTAGCATCCACATTTCGTATGTAGTACCATTCTCGCTTACCCAAATATGATAGTCTTTGTTTTTAACAAGCTCGTATTGTAATTTCAAACTCTTAGCTGTGATAAGCGCTTTGAGCTCGTCCCAAGTTTTAGTGATGTTCATTGTTCCCTCCAAAGAAGTATTGATACTTGTTGAAAATTCAACCCTGTAATGTTATCTCTAATTGTCATTCTGATAAAATCAGAAGTTGAATCTTGGATAATAAACGGGTTACGAAATAGGATAGAGCCTTTGTAAGATGCGCCACTTCCCAAGATCCCGTTTGAATCTCCATAGCTCTCATTAGCAAAAGATTGAACAATCTCTAGATTGCTCGTAACATTTGCAAGCTCAATTGTATTACCATTACTTTGAACTTCTAAAAGACAACCATTCGACAAAGGACCGCTAATAGTTCCGAAATCATCGGGCTCAGGCGATCCGGTATCTTCAAGGACAAATGTGATTCTTTCAACGTACCAAACCTCGTCAGTGTCCGGAGTGTAATCAAATTCAACTGGTGTGCTGCTTCCGTTTACATCCATGTCTGGGCTGCTACCATTAAGTAACTTAACGATCTTGTACTCAACAGGAGTAGCAGGAAGCGCACTAATATTTGCTTCTACTTTAAGACGATTGTTTGCAGTTACTTCTGCTTCGTTTGTGCCATCCCAAACTTTTGCCTTCGTATAACCATCACCTTCAGCATCAATCTGAAGAGAGTTATCTCCTCCTTCTTCAAAGAGTGTAACATCCTGTGTCTTTACCGTCATTAATTTTTCCCTCTATCCATTCGATTTGTTTCTCGATTTGTGAAAGTCTTTTCTTTGCTCTTTCGTTTTTCTCATTCTTAGTGAGAGTGACAAGGAGGCTAAGACGGTTGGCCTTAGCCTCCTTCAACAGCACCCTGTAAGAATGCCGCATCACTTACATCACCCTATGCCGATCGAATGAGAGTTGCGAATCCAGTGAAGTCGCTTGCTGGCGAAGCAGCTTTTTCACGGTTCGTTGCTCTAACACGAATTGTCTCACCACTGCTTACAGTCAAGTAATCCGGGAGATCAACGAATTGTGTTGGATTGCTCGGAGTTGTCCAGAACTCAAGAATGACTGCTTCCGAAGAAGTAGTACCAAACTCAAGTGTCCATTGACAAAGACCAGATCCGCTTACCATCAAGCCGCTGTATTGTTCATCTGATCCAGGTGAAATTGTCTCAACTACTGTGATTGTATCTTTCACCAAATTCGCTGATCCAGACGAATACACACTGTCATTTGCACCAAGTGTAAGTTGTCCAGAAACCCGTAGGTTACCAGAGCTATCCGTCTGTAGTGGTGTGAAGTCTTGATCTGCTGAAGCAAGTGTTCCGCCGGCATCATTTCTTACTGCAAGAATAAATGCTCCAGTCTCTCCACCCGCGTAAGCTGAATCGTCTGCGTATTCATAGTTGGTTAGGACCAATCCTGCACCATTACCATCAATCGCCCACTCATCACCTGTACTACTTTTGATATAGACGTTGTCTCCTGGTGTTTCTGAGTCCAATGTTCTAATATCAAGATCCGTTGCTGTTACGACAATTGATGCGTTGTTTAGATGTACTTCAAGTCCATCATCGGCGTTGATCGTAACTAAGTTAGTACCATCACCGATTGATACACTATCTGTAGCTTGAACTAGATCTCTAATATCAAGATCAGTTGCAGTTACAGCGATTGAGGTATTCGTGAATTGTACCCACAATGCGCCAGTGCTATCAGTACGCATTTGTACGTAATCACCATCAGCTGGTGTTAGCGTAGTTAGTGCATCATCTCGCACTACAAGTGCAAGAGTACCTGTGTCTGTAGCACCAGCTACGTCATCTACATCATATTGTGTTCCGCCTCCACCTCCAGAAACCAAAAGATTTCCAGACGCGTCTAAGTTTAGATACGCATAATCACCGTTATCATCCAATGCGAAAACAGCGACATGAGTATCAGTTGCCACCGGGGTATCACCTACTGAATGAAGGCCCCGGACTAGTTGTCCAAATTCATCTGCCATATTGTTGTTCCTCCTTATTCATCAGGGGCCGACCCCGACTTAAGTTCATCGAGTCTCTCCTGTTGTTCTTTCATCTTCGTTGCTAGAAGAATTTTCTCTTCATCTAACTCTAGACTTCGTGCTTCTAGTTTGAGAATGTTCATCTCCAACTGCATCAACTCGATCTTTTGTTTTTTTTCCTGTAGCGTCTCGCTCATAGTAATATCCTCTAAACATCAACTGTGTATCCACTTAATGTTGCTTCGAAAGACCGTGTTTTGTTATCTAAGTTTCGCACTTTGATATTAATCACGGTTGCTGCGCCAGCAGTAGGTGGTTCAAGGAATCTAATCTGAACGCTCGGATTGCTGCCGCTGTTTCTATATAGGGCAACATCGCTGCCAGCAATTTCGAAATGGAATTCTCCCTGTGCTGCACCTCCAACGATGCCGCCAGAGAATGTGAATGCTTTACTCGCTGCAACTGTATAACTTGCTAACGTCACAGTCGAACCAGGAGCAACTGTTGTGCTCCCAAAAATATTGATTTTTGTCTTTACTTCGTCAACGCAACTCTTTACTAAAAGAGCATTGTTATTAGGATCGCATGCTACGACTGTAGCTCGTGTATCAGTATTTCCATCTTTGATCTCAACGGCTCCAATCTGAATGTCACCAGGATCAATAGAAATGTTACCCTTGACAACACTAACTCGAATTAAATCATCGGCTTGTTCAAAGACTCGCTGTGCTATCTGACTCGGACTAGTGTTAACGTTCGGTTCTCTCCAATCAGGATTGCTTGCCATGTTGCTTCTCAAGCAACTCGCGCATCATTTTCAGTTCAGTTAGAATTCCATCTAACAACCGAACTGTGATTACGTCGATGTTGCCATGAGACAGTTGTACATTCTTCGCAACTGGCTTCGCGCCTTCTTGAGTTGTTTCATCTGTCATATTAGATAGTCACCTTTGACTTATTTAAAAATAATCAATAGGAGGTTCGTTCTTTGATTCCTCGTCCATTCATGAAATCATGTCTAAATCTTTCAAACGTAGATTCTGGCAAAGTATCAGGCATCTCTCCAGTCTCATTTATTTCAACTGGTGCTTCAGTATACTCTTCTCTCACTTTATTCCAAGAAACTTGTGTATGAATATGAAACCCGTTCAACACTGTACGTACATTGATCAGAAAATCAGTCTTGGTCCGATCAACAGAATAAAAAATAATAGACGGAATAGTTTGCTCCTCTAGCACGGGTAATATGTATGTACGCCATTCCTTTGGAGCAATCTCAACTTCCGCCATCTTACTCAACCTTTTCGGGCTCTGGCTCTGGCTCTGGCTCTGGCTCAACTACCTTCGCTTCTTCAATCACTTCAGCATTTTCAGCAAGAGCTTCCTCACCGACTACTTCTTTGATAGCGCCTTCTGTCGGAGTGTCTTTCAACACGATCTTTTCTTCCATAGTATCTCTACCTTCTAGTTCGATGACTGTATTCGTCTCAAGAAAATGACGAATTTCATAATCATCTTCATCTACAGCAACCCAATCGCCTTTCTTCACGACTGCTCCTGCTATCGTTGTCACTACTTCGTTTGGATATGAATCCCGTAACCTTACATTAATTTTTCCCATTTTATTCACCTTCGCGGTTTATCATTCTTTCAAAAGAAAGAAAAAAAAAATTGAGCTTATGGCAACACCGTCACTGCAGTTATCAAACCATTTGATACTGTAATGCTTGATAACTGCCCAGGCGTTGATCCGTCGTTGTACACTGGATATGTTCCGTCTGCTGTTGCGTCTGGTGCGAGTGCACCAGTTCCATCAGTATCTGCCATCCAATATACATCGGTATCTGCTTGTAGCTCTTTGTCTTCACAATAAATTGTGAACTCATCCGTTCCTGCAACAGCATAAAAATCGGGTTGGCCTCTTGTATCTCCAAGACTGTCTCTTTCAGCAAGACTGACTACGATATTTCCACTCGTAGTCATTCCAACCAAAGGTACAACTAGAGATGCTTGAACTCCACCACCTGTTTGAAGTACTGTTGCTTTTCCTGATACTATTGTCATAATTTATGCTCCTTAAGCAATGTTCATGTAGACTTTCAAGATCGGATCGCCTGAAGTAGTCGTCTTCGTCTCAGCTGCTGTTCCTACGAGTAGGGTGTTTCCTGCTTTCACAGTGTGCCCTGTGTCCCATTCAACTTCATCTCCAAATGAGTACGTTGCCGCTGCGGCTGCAACACGAATCAGACCTTGCTTGATACACCCAACGAACTCATCGCCAGCTGCGAGTGGATCAGCTGGATCAAATCCCGATTCTGCTCGACCGAGAATTGTTCCCGTGCCGTCGAATGCCTTCACTGCGCCTGCACCGTCTGTTTCCAAAAAGGCACCTGCTGCAATTACGTTTGTGCCTGCTGGGGCACTTATTGTCACTGGTTTTACCATTGTATATATTCTCCTCGACGTGTCCTTGGACCAGCATTGATTGCTCAACGCATCGCTGTAACCTCATCGATATATGTAATATAGAATTGATCATACACACATTTAAATATATTCCTTACACATACTTCAATCGATGTAAGTAAATTTGAAGAAATTGAAAGAAAGAAAAAATTGGGCGTTAGCCCGATTTATGCAGTTATGCTTGCGATTGCTTGCGGGTAGATGACTGCTAGTACGTAACTCATAAGAGCAACGATTTCACGGTCATATGGATCGCCTGGCAATGCACCCTCGAAGGTTTCAAGCTCGCTTTCTCTTACAAGCATTGCAGCCTTCTTACTGTCAATTACAAGTCCCTGTGCAGCCGTTAGGAATGGTGTTACCACGATATCCATCTGGTTGAACTTTAGAACAGGCATGTTCACTGTCACGTCGCCAGGTCTGGCGGTTGCGAAGTAGACATGTTCTTTCCAGTCAGTGCTCTTTGCAAGGATTCCCCATGCAGCTGGTGAGACAACAAGATGTGTTGCCAAGAAGCCGAATGGTGTTCCGTTTGCATAGACAGCGCCTTCGACAGATACTTGTGCGTCGATGACTTTGTCGTAAGTGATACCACCACCGGCTGATGTTGCAGCTCCTGCGGCAAGTCCATTTACGATGTCAGATGCAAGTTTCCTTGTAACTGCGTCAGCAGCGTTTTGTAGAATGAATCTTACGAAGTCATCCATACCACGCTTCATGATCTCCCATGTGATCTTCGTTCCTACTGCAACTTTTCGTGGTGTTACGGTGATGTCGTCGACTCCTTCATCGAAGTAGCTAACTACTGCACCCTCTGCAACTTCCACTGCAACAGTTGGTTGAAGACGTGGGATTTTATAAGCGCCAAATCCGCCTTTGTCTTTTAGATCGTCGTTGATGTAGACAAGCTCAAGAATGTTCTTGATATTCTCTACGGCAGCACTATATAGTGTAGTGCTAAGCATGGTCGTGTATGCACCACTTGCAGTTGAGGTTGTGATGTCTTCTTTGAACTTGACACCATATCCTTCAGCAAGGCGGATTGCATTTCGCGCCCACGTTTCTGTTTTAGCTTTGCGCTGAATCCCTTCACACAGCTTCTTACCAACTTCTTCAGTTAGTGCAGTGCCGTGTTCGGAATACTTCATTTGCGAAAGCTTTTCTACTTTGAATTTTCTCATGTTTGCTTTCCTCCTAACCCCGGATCAGATGCTTTGCAGCTTCACCGAACTTTGTGTGGATTCCGTTTTCAGCACTCTCCACAAATGCACTCCTTAGTATCGCACTTTCAGACTGCGGAGCGAGAGGCTGTTCTTCATCGCTTTCATCAAGTTCGTCTCCGAACTGTGATTTGAATTTCTCCTCGAGTTCGTCGATCTGATTCTTAAGAGCTTCAACGACATCAACAACTTTGCCCATGTCATCTTCCATCTCTCGGAATCGTTCTGTAATTACGGGTTCCTCTTCGTCTTGCTCAGTCAAAGGTTCTTCCTCTGCGCCATCTTGCTCTTTGTATCGAGCCTTCTCGCGTAGTCGTTTCCCATTACGAACTCTCTCTTTGAGCTTACGCACTCGGCGTAGCCTTTCCATCAACTCTCCTTCCTCTTCTTCGAGTTCCTCAGCGAGTTCTTCCTCATCCATATTTTCGGATTGGATTTCCTCTGTGTTCTGCGGTGTCTCGTCGCCTATGTTGTCTCCACCATCGGCTGGAATCGAGTTGTTACTTTTAGGATCAGTTTGAGTATCTACTTCGGCTTCATTTTCTTGCATCCGGGACTCCTCGTCTTCGCCTTCTTGCTCTTCGAGTTCTTCTTCGTCCTCTAAAGCCTCTTGTTGCTTGCCGTCCTGGATCTCTCCGTGGTCCTGGCTTGCATCAGGAGTGAGCGGCGTAGTCGGGGTTCCGTCGGCACTACTTGAAGCAGTAGCAGAGACGTCCTGATCCGCTTCGTTTTCACGGTATCTCTTTTTTGCCATACTTTCTTCCTCCACCTTATGCATCCTCGAGAGCCGCTCGTGCTCTCGCAAGATTGTGATGAGTTGTTCTTTTGTCTTACTCATTGGGTCACCTCTCGCAAGATTCTTGCTACGTCATCTTCCCCAAGCGTCCGAATGAATGATTCGGCCATGATCTCAGAACTTACGTACTGAAGATCCTCGAGCGAGCGGGAAAGCAGCTCTTCTACAATAACAGCTGCTGCCGATAGTTTAGCGTCTTCAATGCTAGGATATGCCTGTTTGAGTAATGGGAATAGCTTTTCAGCTCCTTCACTGCGCAGATCACCTGGCATCAACGGTCCACCAATCGCGCCGTCTGCTGTGCTCGTTGTCGCATCATGACGAAGACTAAGCGCCTCCGCGAATGCTGCGGTTGTATCAAGAAATCCTGGAGCGGGAACAATTGACCCTTCAATGATGTCGCTTACATAAGCTTCAGTAAATGAGAGTCCTGATTCTTGATTGAATCTCTCTTCAACTCTACCACCGATCAATTGTATTGAAACATGTCGAAGATCTCCTCTTTCGAGCTTTCTGATCATATCGCGTTCATGCGGATCAATATCTGCTTCGTAATGCCATCCAACTCCATCACAATATGAATTGATAAAGTGACCAACTGGTAGCGAAGTATCTTCGACTTTGTGATTGTACATAACTGGACGTCCAATCAAATCCTTGTGTTTTTCACGCACACTTGCCTCATTATAGAGTACATTGTTTCGTGAGATTTTGTTAAATGGGAGCATAAGACCTTTGAGGATATATTTAGTCTTACCAGTATGCGGATCGATCTTCTCTGCGAACTGAAAAGTACCTTGTCCTGGTACCCACACTTCTTTCATTAGCTGGGCGGTCTTCATTTGTTATCGTTCTCTAGTTCGTCTATCCTGTCGAGCATTTTATCTTTAGTCCAGCTCATTGGAAACTCTTCGTCATATACATCAGCTGCATATTCAACGAGTTCCGCCTTTGACATATCCTCTAGATAAAATTCTTCGTCCTCTACGTCTTCTGTGATTGGCTCTGGTTCTGGTTCTGGCTCAGAAACTTGCTCTCTTGCAAGCCATTTTCTCTGTCGACGTGTTAATTGTTCGTTTGCCATTAGTATTGATGTGTGTTCGCGTCTATTTAAAAATATTCATGACTTGAACATCTCCTCCATGATTGATATTTTTTCTCGCATGATAAGTTTTTGTCGAATTCTCTCTTTCTCAGCAGGCCATTTTCCAGTGATCTTCTTATGAATCACAGCGCAATACGCTTCTGGTGAATTCTTGTCAGAGTTCTTTGACATGCAGTCATCGAAATCTTTATAGTCTCCGAATGGCATTAGTCCCAGCCTCCTTCGAGATACACAGGAATGCTTCGATACCCAAGATGCTTGAGAGCAGCAACCCTATGATTTCCTTCTTCAATCTTATTCGTGCGAACATTATATAACGGCACAGACCTAAGCTTTTTGCCGCTGTTGATCAAGTCAATTATTCCTTGAATCGATTTTCCAAATGAGCCCAGCACATTTCCAGCTCTTCTAGCTGCAAAGTTGATGTCAATGAAAAATACTCCAAGAGTCGGATCTACTTGTTGTGCAGCAAATAGCTTACCGCTTGACTTATCAGAGGAGAGTGCTTTGAATACAGGACTCTTCCATTCAGCAGAAGTCAATCGTTCGTCTATAAGCTTCGCAGCAAAGTCTACATTCTTGATCGGAACCATTGCACTTGCATTCAATTTATGAATTAAAGCCTTTGCCTCTGCTACACTCTCATGAAGAAGTAGCAATTTCTCGGTGTATCTCATTTTTCGACGTATTTCAGTAGTAGTGTGTAGTACTTCGGGTTCTCTTCGAGATGATCGATTGCAATGCGAGCAGCATCCATTGGATCTTTTGTGTGCTCGAACTCGATCGGAAGTCCCAAGTGGAATTCCTCCATAGGGAATCCTCCGAAATCGCCCTGAGGCTTCTCTTCGTTCCCGTATATGTCTTCTTTCAATTTGGTGAGCTTCTCTGTGTACTTGAATGATTCGACTTGACCTTTCTCCCACTTCCTGAACCAATTATATAGCTCCTGTGCTACGGAGCGTGAGATGTCGTATGAAACCATGAATTCTTTCACATCATATTCTCTACGGTCTTCAAGCAAGTCTTCCTTCTTGAACATCTTGATCAATGAAGTTGCCTGTGAAGACAACTCTCTAAACGATTCATTCAATTTTCTAGAACCAAACTCAGCCTTCATGATATCCATAATCATCGTCTCCTTGTCAGATTTTGAATAAATCTTAAAGTTACGTTGAGCAATCTGATATAGTTCGTTTGGAGTTTTCTGCTTCAAAGCTTTATACCTAGATTCTACTTCAGGTCTCCATGCTTCCTTATGTAGGGATTCTAATTTCTCTGTGTATTTCATTATGCGTTCCTCGCGAACATGTACAAGAACTCGAGCACTTCTGCACGTTCGAATCCTTCATCCATGAGTTCTTTCTTGATTCCTTTCGCTGCACGTTTGAATGCGGTCATGTCAGAAATCTTTGCTAGACCGCCCATACGGTCAATTGCATCTCGACTGAGAGCTTCAGTGTGTAGTGTGTTTAGCTTCTCTGTGTATCTCATTTGATTACCTCAAATTAAGAAGATCTTTCAAAGCCTTCCTATCTTCACCAACAGATCCTTTTGCTAGAGCGACTGAAACTTGCTCTCTAGGAAATGTGTCGTTAATGCGATCGATTGCTTTGACTGTTCCAGCTACATTACCTGCTCTAGCAAGTACTTGAACTTTCTTCCAATCAGCAATGTCTTTTCTCTTCATTGCTTGATAGTCTGGATCATCCTTCTCATCACGGATCTCTTTTTCACCAGACTTGACTAAAGCATCAATTCGTGAAGCTTGCTTCTTGAGTAGAGCGGGCATGTTTACTGCTTCTCGTTGTGAACCGTAAGTCTTATCTTTATACCCATCTCGATCTTGAGCAAAATCTTTACCTGCAGCTTGCTCTGTTTCAGGATCTGGATCGACCTCGCCACCTAAGACGCGTTCAGAAAGTTTTCTGATTCTTTCTTGAAGCTCGGCGTAGTCTGCTCCAGCAGCATTGTTAGCGAGTTTTGGATATCCAAGCTTCTTGTAAATAGCATTCTGTTCATCAGTACCAAGAGCATTCCAATGTTGACCGTACATCTTCCAAGCCATCTCATTTACTTCGTCGTCGCTTGGACCATTTGAAACTGATTCATTATTCTCAGGTGCTGGGATAGTATCTTCAAGTTCTTCACTCGTCTCGTCGCCGAGCTCGATTTGTTCGCCAAGTTGCATCTTATCAGAAATTCTCAGAGCTTTCTTGAAATCGCTATCTTTATTGAAAGCAAATGATCGTGTACCACGTGTGTACTCAATCTTTGCTTTGCTCAGACGATCTTCAAACTCATCCGCTTCCTTATCAGAAGGCATTATAATTGAGTTGAATTCTTTGAATGATTCTTTCTTGATCTCCTTTGGATCCATTTCGTCAGTTGAGAATTTTGTACCGTCCCATTTGACGATCGGTTTACCACCACGTACGTCAACGACAGTTCCTGAGATCTTGCCCCATGACTTCGTACGTCCTTGGCCAGAAGTTGAAACTTTATCGCCTTTCTTGAATGATTCAGAATAATCACCCATTACTAGATTGCGAATTTCAAAATCAGATGGATCACCTGGTTCAAACATCTTCTTGTTCCCGATCACGACTTTATTACTACCTTTCTGCACAATCAGTGCGTATCCAGCATTTGTGGATACAGAACGTGTTTTGAAACCTGCTGATTTCAAAGGTTTATCCATATCGAATAAACCAGAAGCAGATTTCATGATATCGATAACCTTATGCTTATCTGCAGTACTCATCGCTTCACTTCTCTTTGAATCTTTGTTAGAAATAAAAGAACGATATGCTCTGATCGCTGATGCAGCAATCTCATAAGCCTGATCCAGTGTCAATCCTTCTTCGTCTTCCTGTAGCATGTACGCAATCTCTTGAATACGTGGTTCATCGAATCCTTTCTTGACTCGATTCAGAATGTGTTTGTGTGCCTTCTTAACGAGATCAGCTTTGTCATCACCGTCAAGAACACTTTCTTTGTACAATTGTTTTATTCGTTGACTAGTGTTCATATGTTCCCTCGAATGTTTTTTGACGAAAGCGTCGAGCCGTCTCTTGACCTCGGATGCACCCATGCCGAACAGTTGACCAACGATCGCTATATCAATCGTTTCAAGACCTCCAGAAGCAAGTGCTTTCTTAAAATACTCTTCTGGAGAGGAAAACTGTTCTTTGCGCTTTGTCATATCAAGTTGTTTAGAGACATCCGTATATTTAAAAATATACATTTCACTCCTTGCGTTTAACACGCTTGTAAAAGATCGCTCTCGGACTGCTCCCAGCCGGCTTCACGCCTTGCCTTTCGACAATAAACTTCGCTTTCTTCATCCAGCGAATGAGATGCCAAGACTCAGAATTCGAGAGACCAAACTCTTCAGCAATCTGTTGTCTACTCTTTGATCGTTCTAAGAACTCGAGTACTTCATTGATCGAATACTTACTTTTCTTCTCCAACAGCAGCACCCCAGATCTCTATTCCTTTCGTGTTGTTATCACGATTGGTCCGGAGCTGCTTTTCCAATGCGACGAATTGGTCTTCTAGTGCTTTCTTGCTATTGGCTCTAAACGTCTCTATGTTATTGAGCCACTCTTGCTTCTTTTTGCATTCTTCCTTCCAGTTCGTCCAGACTTCATCTTTCGTGAGTGTAAGATCTTTGAGCACTTGCTCTTTCATACGATCAACTTGGTTGTCCGCTTCTTCGTATGCATTCTCTTTAGATTCGTCCAATCCATCGAGTACGTGGTTGATGTCTTCTAGCTCCTTCTTGAAACTAGCTACAATGCCTTTGGCATTCTCTTCATAATATTCTTGCTCAACGAAGAGCTTGTAGATCTTCTGATCTCCACGTGTCTCTGGAATGACTTCTCGTCTTGTCTCCTTTACGTTTTCGATTTCCATTATTTCTTCCCTACTCTATATACATAGAATGCAAACCAGATTGTGAGCAGAATCATTATGAATCCTGCAAACCAGTTGTACATCATGAACATATATCTGATGCAAGTGTAAAACGCAAACGCTAAGATGAGGAACGCAACAACTGCTTCAACCATCTCTTGCTTCATATGCGAATCACTTCTTGTTTGAATGTTGATTTTTATCTTGTCTGTCATCTTACTGTGGATCTAGCATTGCAGTACAACGACAATTGATTGCTACCCCTGGGAAACTATCGTCCGTGAGTGGAGCTTTCCCCTGCAGAGCGTCTGCGATCTTATACGACTTCATATGTCTCTTTGCATGAAGTGGACGTACTCTGTTATCGTTCATCGTCACCCAGATGAACTTCTCGAATCCTTGCTCTTGCCATTTCAAGAGACGTAGTAAGTTCGTTGACTTTCCTATCTCAGTCCGAATGATCCTTTGCACTTCCCAGTCTTGCGGATTCTCTTTGCGTTTATACTTGTCAATGACTTCTTTCACTTGCTTCTTGATCTCAGCGTGTGACAGTCCTCGTACAACTCCATCCAGAATCAGCCTGCGAACATCTTGTACTTTCTTCTTGTTGTATTGTTTAAGTTGTGCGTCAAAGTTCTTCTGTAGCATTGCTGCTTTATCCATGAGTGCTTTTGATAGCTTCTTGTCGACCTTCTTGTCAACCTTCGTGTCTAGAGCTCCGGTTCCTTCATGAACGTTATCAAGAACTTTTGCAAATACATCAGTCGCAATACTAGAAACCTTCTTATCAAATCCTTGCATCGTCTTCTCAAGCGAATCAACTGATTTTGAAGAGGCAAATGCTTCTGACGTCTTTCGTTTCTTCTTGTCAAATTGCTTAAAGAACGAATCAACTGAATCAACAAGTGCTGAGTCTACTTGCTCAAATGCTTCATCAGCGAGATCATCTTCGGCGCTTCGTAGTTCGGGTGTTGCGCCCTCCCGAAAACCTTCTGGGGATTGAAGTAGTTGAGGTGGTTCAGCGTCTGGAATGCTTACACCTGGAAACGCGTCCATATTACCATACGTCTGTTGGACGTCTTTAGCAAATTGATTTCCAGAGTCGGATGGTAGTGCTTCTAGTCCAACGAGCTCTCTGTATTCGTTGACTGTGATGATGTTTCTATCAAACAGATCTCCAGCGAATTGTAGTTTCTCGCTCTTACTATCGAAATCGATCTCTCCGAACTTGAACGTCGCATCCTTTGCTAGCCAAGTATATTCTTTTCTGAGCTCATCAATGATTGCTTTATCTAAGAATGCAACGAGCTCTTCTCGCATTGACTCAAGTCTATATTCAAAGACTACTCTGACTTCTTCAGATGTAGCTCGATTGATGTCAGAGTTCCATGGAGTCAAGTAATTCGGTACAAGACCTGATGTGACATCTCTTCGAAGCCAATCAACAGGAGCGCTCATGTCATCGTACTCTCCAACATTAGATAGCGAGTTGATCTCGTGTGGTTTGTTGAGAATGATGTGCTCGCTATCCCGTTTTGCATCGAAATCACTTCGGAGCGTCTCTATATCTTCGACTGTTGCCGGATTTTCTGCATCTCCTACACTTATGATCTTAGCGTTGAGAGCACGATAGCGAGCAATTATGGACCAGTTCTTGACGATCTCCTTAATAATGTCTGTGTCGTCTATAACTGACATGAGGAAAGAACGGCCGTAGATCATATCTCGGCTCCACCCCCACTTAAAGTGGGATATCTTCGCTTTGTCAATCGGTATTCCATACACCGATCTGCGGAACACTACGCTACTAGCGAGTACGTAGTTAATGAACCAAAACTTTGGATGCATTTGCGTCATCTCTCCGAAGAGATTTGAGAATGGATATGTTTTTAGTTCAGTTGGTACTTCATATATCCACCATTTATCGTGTTCATCTGATGCAAGATTTCTAAAGACTCTTGCTGAGTCTGTGATTGTGAATACGTTGTCGAGAACGAGTGAGCCATTTGGAGTCTTGGCAAATGTATTCTCAAAATATGCGTTGCCTGTAACAAGAGCTGAGATCACGAAATTTCGAATCTCTTGATTTCCTCTATCTCTTTGCTCAAGCCATTTGTTGAGAAAGTCTTCGGTCTTCTTGTCGCTTGACTCAATAGAAATATCGTTGCCTACGACAAAGAGCGCTAGTTGGTCGATGCCACTGTTGACTTGTGGTCTTGTAAGATACGCTTGTGTTGCAAGCTCCATCTCTTCATGTGGTGTGCGTGCTACGTTTTCATCGAAGAGTCCAGTGCCGAACCGTAATGCACCTAGCTTTGTAATGAATTGCTTAGCCGTAAAAAGTTCAGTAAATTTCATCGTTTACTACCTCCAAGATTCTTCGATATCATAAGGAGCTGTGCTAGTATTTGCTCCCAGAGGAAGTATCCTGCAAAGCCTGTGATAAGTGAAAACCAAAATGGTCTTTGTCCGAGCGCATAAAACACAACTGCAAGACAAAGCGATATAAACGGAATCTCAAAGAGCGGTGCGAGAGCTTGTATTGTAGCAAGGAATTTCCTTCCTTTGACGCGAGCGCGAGCACGTTGCATAGTGATCCAATTGGAAAACTTCTTCCAGAGATATTTTACTTTCGCTAAGAACATAGTTGGTATTGACATGTATATGTTTATAATTTTTGCTCTCATCGCTTTTGCCGCTTCAACCACTTGATCTTCTCTGATAAATCCATTTCTCTATGCTTTCCAAACGATTCTTTTGGCGCTGACGGATCAGATAAAGCTGCGGATTGTGTTTTTGTAGCGAGTGGTGTTGCTACGATCGTTTTGTATGAATACGGCATCAAAGCTAGCGCATTCGAGAAGATGATATCGCCGTGTCCTGTATCATCTGCTGAGACTTTGAACGTGTAATCCATCATAGTCATGTGATGCAATTGTAATTCGTCGGCCAGCAGCGTGACTGCATCTCCTTCGAGTAAGCTCTTTAGATTGACAAGCATATACTCTCGAATGTTTGCCTTCCTCTTTGCTTCTCCAGTTCTGATTCTAGTCGAAAAGTTGATTCCTTCAACGATTCCAGGATTCGTTCGCTTTGCAAACTCATAGAGTCCGAGACCTAATCCAGTCTGATCGATGCGCATCCTCACCATCGATGGAAATGCTTTGATCACTCGATCTAAGATCTTCTTTTGCGCTGGCAGATCAGTCTTCCTGATAGCTATGAGTGCTCGTTGAATGTATTCTTTCCGAATCGTACTATCTTCTAGTTCAATTGAGAACTCTTCGAACACACTGATTGCTGTGAAGTGAGTCGTTCGCGCTACATCTACTCCGCAATATATTGGGTTAGGTGTTTCGTACGTCCACGTATCTGAGATCGCTATCTTGTCGCCAAAGTTTACCAAGTCTGGATCTTCTGTTCTCTTGATAAGCGAGTGTGGAAAGAACGAAATGCTATCGTCAAGGAAGTCACACATGTACTCTTGTTTAAATATCACTGGATCTCGCATGCGCTTACTCTCTAACGCTTTCTTTGAGATCCATGGTGCAATCGGTACAACGTCTTGTTCTAAGATCGACTTTTCTGGATTGAACTTGCGCTCGTCAAACACTGGATACCGAAAGAATTCAAAGGAATGATGATTCTGAGTGAGCCTGAAGAAGTTGTTGTGTCTTCCATTCGCTGTGCTTCCTATAATAATCTGTCCGATGCCACTCTGCATTGTATCTTGGACTGCAGCGAGTAGCTCTCTATCATGTTGCTGAAACGCATACTCGTCAATCAGCCCACGAATCAATCTTCTACCTCTTACTGAGTCAGCAGCATTTCCAGATGGATACGCTCTGATGATTGTCTTTGTATCGTTGAAGACGATCTCAGTCTCCTTGACTTCGATTGACGATTTGTTCGGAAGCTTCGAATGATGCACAAGCCACGCTATCATCTTCAGAATATCTTTTGCGTTACGATAGCGCTGCGCAATGACTGGGATAAGTTGATCTCTATACGTCAGCGCACTGACGATCAGCTCGATCGAGAAACTCGTTGTGAATGAGATGCCTCTTGCTTTTACAACGAGAATATCTTTTGCATCTTCGTCTTTGATGTTCAAGCTAGCAGAGTGCCACTCCTTCTGATAGTCAGTCATATGATACGGTATCGGTTGACCAACTGGATCTTGTACTTGGAAGAGTTCTTCGAGTAGAGCGCAATAGTCTAACTCGACTCGAGTGAATTCTTTCTTCGTTTGATACCAAGAACGAGTAGTTCCTTGAGGTCTTCCTTTCGCTCTAACAATCATACTTTTCTACCACATAATCGACAGATGCCGCAAGCACACATGATCTGCACCCTCCCACGACATCTACACTTTCCTTCTCTTGTTGGCTCACACAACTAAATCACATCACTTCCTTCGTGCCATTGCACACGAGTCACTCCATCAGAACAATTCTCTAGAAAGCACAAACATGATGTCATGTGCTCATATGATCTGTTCGTTGTCATGTTAATCACAGTCGAATAGTTTGCACGCCACTCCCACTGATTACAAGATCTAAACTCATACTCTGAAAAACATGCATCTCTGCAAGCGTTCTCTGAATTGGGCGTGTTGTCTATTGTACACGGACATGTGCATCCTGTCATCAGTGCTGCAAGCAAAAACAGCATCGTTGGTCTATATCTCATTGCGTCATCTCCTATCGAACTTGAGGTACTAACTCTTCTCGATCGCTACCTTCTCTTCGTACCACGAGAAATCGTGGGAATTCGTCAACCTTCACACCTTGAATCTCTTCATGACTTTCAGGGATTCCTTTGACAATGCAAATGATCCCTTCATTCGTGTGCTCAGCTGACACAATCTCTGGATACGCCTTCGTAAAGAACGTGGCCAGAGCACGTTGTGTTATGATGACTTCTCTCTCATCATGTGCTTTGGGTTTTCGTCTTCTCATGTCTCACCTCTGGTATTTTATTCACCGTCGCATCAATGACGTCAGGATTCTTAATACGCGAGAGAATGTCTGCGAAGCTTAGCTCTCCTTCGACCTTGAACGACATCTTCTCTCTTGTGATGTCCTCAAGCGCTTTCAATCCTTCGATCACAGTCTTAGAAAACTCTGATCTCGCTTTCAATGACGGGTGAACGTCAAGAGCTCCTCTCTGCATGATCAGAAGAGCGTCGTGCGTAGCTGACTCGTCAAATCGCTGCACGATCAGAAACTGTTGAATCAACTCTCTAGCTATGATTGTAACTCGCGGGTCAGAAAAATCATACCTGGTTGACAACTGAGATACTAATTTGTACACAGAGTCTTTCTCATATGGACAGTGCGTGATGCCTTGCTCTTTTGCTTCACGCTCTATAATATCAATAGCTCGCTCTCGTAGCTTATATGGAAAGTGATGTCCTGCTCTCGTAGCATCGAGCATCTCTTTCAGATCCATCAGC